GGGTTCCGTCCTACCAACTAAGTTGATAGGAGCAATCATTATGGTACGCGACTACGTTTATTCACGTAAGACATTCGAAGGTCGAACAGAAACGTTTGATTATTTACTTAATCAATCGACTGTTACGAGCTTTAGTGCCCCCGTGACTACACGATTTGCGGCCCGTGATGATGCTGTATCCACTGTTCCTAAGAATGGTGGATACCATGTTCCTACTCCATACTGGGCATTCCGTTACGGAATGGACAGTACCGCAAGTGATTCTAACGAAGAAGAACTCTGGGCTGTTTTCAACCCTTGTTCCCCTTACGTTAGTGTTCACCAAGGTATTGTTAAATCTGAGATTCCACCTAAGTACTTACTTAGATATGGGTCCGGAGACACCAAATGGAGCGCCGATTGGTGGTCGATTCGACCTAATCCTCCAGGTTATCTGGAGAGTAGGGTTACTCGAGCACTTCAGGCATCAGTCCAACAACAAGGTTGGGAAGTGTCACAAACCGCGGGCGAATTGCCCGAAACTGTGACATTACTTCTAAGTGCGTCAAAGCGTTTGCTCACAAGTGTTAAATATGTGAAGCAAGGTCGTTTTCTCAAAGCCCTTATTAATTTAGGGATAGATGAGAAACGCGCAAAGAAGACTCTCACTGGCAACAGCGCCAACTTGATTCTGGAATTTCAATATGGGTGGAAACCACTCATGAATGAAATCCATAGTCTCGCTGAAGCTGTTGAGTATGGGTTTAATCAACCCATCTCTAAAGCCATTACCGTGCGAAAAGAGGAAGTGATTTCCCTTGACGAAGTTGTCGAGGAAGGTCACATCACTTATACACACAGTGGTGAGAAGAAATACGTCATTAAAGCAGGCATCAAAGCCTACGTTACTAATGACGCACTAGCCTCACTAGGGAGCCATGGATTACTTAATCCCGCTGCTCTTGCATGGGAGTTATTCCCCATGTCCTTCGTCATTAACTGGTTCGTTCCAATTGGTTCGTTCCTATCTGGTCTTTCCACCCACTTTGGGATGGAATTTCGAGATGGTTATATGACAAAGGTAGTTGAGTACCAACGATCTACTGTCGGCACTAATCATGATCCAATCCTTCAGTGTAAGTCTTACCCTGAACGAAAGTTTCATGAGATTGCTGGCCCTATGGGTCGTAGCTGGAACTATAACATTAGTTACAGCGAATGGCTTGAAACGTTTGAGCGTCAGCTCATGCCGTTTCCGCCACCCCCAGTACCTTACTGGGATCCGCAACTTAATCTAAGTAAAATAACGTCAATATTGACGTTATTAACTGCGATAGTTTCGAAATAACAATTAAGGTAGGGCTTCGTAGCCCTCTGGTTCGAGAATCCTCTCGTTATCAGAATAAATAGCTGTAAGTTAACTACTTATATGAAAGGATTGTAGTATGCCTGCAATCACATCCCTAGCACTACTTAATCGTGCTGGAACTCCCGTAGCGGTCAACTTTGACCCCGTACGGATTGAAGGAAACGTCGCATATTTTCGCGCCCCAGGTAATACTTCCCTGGGCGACAAATCTATGTCCGTCTCCGCTCGCGTCACTGCTGGTGGTTACCGTAAGGTAGTTACCAAGTTTGTGGTACCGGTGGTATCGACTGATACATCTACTGGTGTTGATATTGTGTCTGTTGTACGTAAAGCCCACTGTAATGTGGAATTTACATTCGCACCAGACGCAACGGAAGACGAGATGAACGAAATCATCGCGTATGCTGAGGCATCGTTGGCATCAGGCCAGGTCACTCTTGACCCAGTTCTGACCCAAGGGGCCGCTTTATACTAAATGAAGTCGCTTATTAAGTCTTTCGTTGCCCGCATCATGCGGCAACATTCGGCCATTCCGGCCGCACTGACCCTGTTGATTGTCGTCGTAATATTCGGCGGTCAACAAGTTTCGGAAGCAACCCAAATTCTTAGCGAATTTGGGGTCTTTACGATTCCAGTGTAACACCCCTTCTGTAATGGAAGGTTCATTTTCACTCTAAGAGGAAATTGTAGATGACAAGTCGAAATCGGAGCCGTCGAGGCTTCAATAATCGGTTACCAGCTGGTGTGGGTAGCAAGTTCAGAAGTGAACTTCTCTCCGCTTTAGACGGTGAAACCTTCAAGGACCAGTACCTACGAGACGAATTGTTCTCTAAGTACCTAGATCCAAAGATTGTTTCACCATCCCAGCGTCAAGCTAAGGCCATTCAAAAATGGCTTGGCTGCGAGCAGACAAATATGCAAACAAACGAACGTCTCATCTTTAATGATGTAGACTTTGGTTGGACGACTTCAGAGAGTTTTCTTGATGAGGTCCGACGACTAATTTGTAGCATACTTGGTATGGACGAGATCCGGCACTATTCTCTTTTCGAATTGAATAGTATCGGAATCCTCGATATTGTGCCGTTTTCCAACGGCGCGAGTACCCGTATCAAGCGCAGCGAAACTGCTGCGATATCAAAACTCGCTGGTGTAGCTCACATTACTACAGCTGCTTTCCCATACTGGGACTTCTTAACAGAAGGTTCAGCCCTAACAGGGCTAGACCTGCAGTTTGTGAATAGTAGTGTGATGTTTACTGTCGATAAAAAGTCTGATATTGACCGGGTGGCTTGTAAAGAGCCTGAGGTCAATATGTCACTACAACGTGGCGTGGGCGAATTTATTCGCGCGAAGCTACGTAAGGTTGGGATTGATCTTCGTGATCAAACCAATAACCAACGATTAGCAAGAGATGCTTATGCCCTAGGGCTGGCAACTGTTGACTTATCCGCGGCAAGTGACTCTATATCGAGTATGTTGGCATTTCACTGCCTTCCTTTCTCGTTATGGACAATATGCGAACACCTTCGGGTTAAATCAACCCTTGTTCCCGGCTCCGACGTGCCCCATTCCTTAGAGATGTTTTCATCTATGGGTAACGGGTTCACGTTCGAGCTTGAGTCTCTTTTGTTCTACGCGATAACTCGCGTAGTTGCAAGGAGATCAGGGGTTAAGGGTCGCATATCTGTTTACGGTGACGATATAATATGTCACCGTTCTATAGTGCCCAGGCTTACGCGTTTGTTCGCTTGGCTTGGTTTTCGCGTTAATTCAAAGAAGACCCACTCACGCGGGTCTTTCCGAGAATCATGCGGAAAACACTATAATGCAGGACATGATGTCACTCCTTTCTACATTCGTAGAGAAGTGCTCACGGTGTCGGATTTGATCTTACACCTTAACCATATCCTTTCTTGGGATGCTCGCTCTAACTCTGGGGAGAACTTAACATTCTTCACAACAGAGAAACTAGCTGCATTTCATCGAAGGTGGTCTACATTCGTTCCCTCCTTTCTTTGGGGGGGTTGGGATTACGACTCTAATACATCACTTGTGACAGGTCACAGTTCTCGGAAGAAAATTGTGCCTGTTAAAAAGGGTGTATCATTTGACAGTGAACCAGCAATGGTCCATTGGTTTATGATGGCCGAGCACTCCACTTCCTTATATGGTGGTGTCGACCCGATGGTGATTCAATCTGGAACCGAAAGGTCCCGGACATCACCATCATGGTTTACGCCCCCATCAATTGGGAGCTTGGAGATTGACCCTAAGCGTGAGGTTGGTAAAACCGTAAGGTATAACCGTCCTCCGAGTTGGGTCAAACAGTACACTTCAGATCCTTATATGTTATTTAAGGAACTGCAGTACGGGAGCCACGCGTAACAACGCGTGGTGAGGTAG